CTGTTTCTACTTTTGTTCTATCAACACTTCTTACGTTTAATATAGTGGGTTTATCTTTTGTTCCAAAGTTTTCCTCTGTAGTTTCGTTGCTTAAAATATTTTCATTAATTAAACCGCCACCTAAGAAGCCACCATTATCATCAAACTCAGCACCATCTATAACGCTAGTTTCTTTTATAGCGCTACTAACTTTACTACTCATTTTAGGCGTACTAACTAATAAATCTTGATCGTTGTCTTGCATTTGTTGCATACCAGCACTATTAAGCACGTATGGTTCTTTAAATGAAACTAAATCATTAGGATCTGTATTTTTTTTACCGTTTTTTGTTGGTGGTATATATCCTTTACCTGAAAACACCATCTCAATAGAACCACCTTCACCTTGCCTAAAGTCATATGAAAAACCATTTTCTTCTGTATAGCCAGCTTTATTATTAAGTACTTGAGTGGCTAGTATAGCGCCTTGATTCTGATTAGGATCAAAATCAGACATGTCTTTTATATTTAAAAAACTACTAGCGTTTTCTAACATAGCTTTCATTGTTTCTGGAGCTTTGTTTAAACTGTTTAACTCAGCTTGAAGTTCTGCGTAATTATCTGGTCGAGGTGTTTTAGAAAGTTCTGTAGCTAGTTCAGCTGCTCTTGCAGGGTAACTACTAAAATAATTACCAACCTTACCAGTAGTAACTTGGTTACCTACAGTGTTATAATTAGCGTTTTTAGTTATAGTTGCTTGACTTTGGTTTGTGCCAGCTAGTATCTGTCTATTTTGCTCAGCTTCATCTTTCTCTTTTTGTTCTTTCTGGTTTTTAGCCATAGTAGCTACGTTCGCGTTGATAGTGTTTTGAAGTTTATCAAACGAGCCTTGAACTGAAGTATCTATGTATTTTGGATTTCTATATGACATTATATTTTTATTTATTAATTTCCTGACCAAACATTAAAACCAGCAATCATGTTGTTGATAGAATCTTGACTCATACCTGTGTCTAACAGTTGTTGATTTGTTACAGTATTAGAGGCGCTGCCGCCGTTTAATTTCCCGAGCCTGAACCCGCAGCAAAAGCACTTGTTATACCTCCAATAGCTCCGGTTATAGCAGATGTTCCGTCTCTATTAGCTTGAGCCATTTGAGCCTGAGCGTTGTCTAGTTGTGTAGCAACTCTATCTATTTTAGCATCTTCTCTTTGCTCGGTTGCATTGAAAACAAATTGTTTTCCAGAAGCTTCTGCTTGTTGGACTTTTTCAGCTTGACTCATTGCTATACCTTCTATTCTCTGTTTTTCAGCTAACTGTCTTCTTTCTAAATCAGCCTCGCCTTGTGCTCTTCTATCTTCATTAGATTTTTCTTGAGTTTCTATACTTGCCGCTACGTTTTTCTTAGACCTTAAAGCTGCTTGGGCTAAAGCGGTTGCACCACCAGCTCCTGCCCCACTAGCCATTAAAGTATCTAATGTGTTTGCTAAAGCAATATCAGCTTCTTCAATTTGCATTTCGGCAGCTTTTGTAGCTACAGATAAGTTATTAAAGGCATTACTCATTTGTCCAGATCTATCAGTAGCCATACTAGATAAATCGGTGATACCTTCATAAGGATTTATAATTGCTTGTCTGTTGTTTTCTAAAAAGTCTAATTTTTTAGATAACATTTTAGCTTTTCTTTTAGCGGCTCTTTTAGCTTTCTTTGCAGCACTACCTCCTATAATACCTGAGATTGCGCTCGCTGCTATTCCTAATGTAACTGGATCCATATTGTTTATTTATTATCTTAATGCAAATGTACTACTTACTGCAAACAATTCTTTTAATCCATTAGGATCTGTAGTTGCATCTGTCTTCATAGTTACTGTTGCGTAATAAGCTTTTATACCTGTTGTCTGGTTACCAAACACTACTTCGCCTGGCATAGGTGTTTGAGTATTATTAGGTATAACTGCCATGTATTTATTTTGTTTTCTATCAAATCCAGCTCTATACTGGATATTATCTTCTGTGTAAGCTCCTTCGTCATAACTATATATTCTAGCATAGTTACCTGTTAATGGAGCTGCTGTTGCACCTCTAACACTTCCAGTCGCTGTATCAATATGATTAATCCAATTGCCACCGCTAGAATCAAATCCAGTTTCATCAGAAACTAAAGATGTAACTTCCCAACCGTTAGTGCCTTCGTAGTTTATAGTTTGAAATGTTTTTACGTTGTTAGGCGATGGATTAAATACAAACTGAATAGATGAGCTACTTGTTGAACCATAAAAACTATTTCTAGTTTGGTTAGTGTAGTGTTTAAATATTCTACTATTATCTGACTCATCTTTTGCTGAGTAAAAACTACCTTGTGAACTAAACATTGCATCTGGCTTGTATGTAAAAAAGCTAGTCCAGCCTTGAGATCTTTCGTCAAAAGTTAAAGTTTTATAAGCAGTTCCATCTGGTTCATATCTATTATTAGGTTGTATAGATAAAACATAATTTTGATTATAATTATCGTAAGCACCTAATATAACACCTGTACTTGTAACAGCTGACAGTTGATCTCTAAAAAAATCAATCATACCGTAATTTGATATTTCTGTTATATTACCTCCAGCTAATCTTAACACAGCATTTCTGTTTCTGTCAACAAAATATTTTTGATAACCATACACTGCAAATGATAAAGGATCTTTACTTATTCCCCAGTTACCTGCAATAGGAGTTATTTGTCCTATGACTAATTTACCTGACGTTGTTATAGCAGAACCTTCTGCTGTAAATATAGCGTCTTTATCTATTAAAGCGTTATTAACTTTACGCTCTTGAAATATAAGTAAGTTAGTGTCTTCTGCAAATAATTTTTGTATCGAACCACTTATTGGATCTACGCTTCTAGTTATTTCTTCTGCTACACTAAATTGATTAGTTTGATTTATACCTGTTCTTGAGTTAAATATACCTGAGTATATAAGAGAGTTTCCTCTACGCACCTGGGCATCTTGTTCTTCAACTATATATGCTTTTACACCATAATCAGTAGACGTGTTATTATAACCTCCTCTAATGCGTGATTCTTCTATATACCAATCTTCATCTGGATTAGATACTTGAGGTCCAACCCACGCGTAAGTAAAATCATAAGCGGTTGCTGTTAGTGTAACGTCTTTATCAAAAGTAAGTATTGTTGGTTGCGAACCAACTGGTTTAGCTGAAGTTATTTTTGTGTCAGCAGAAACACCAGCACCTGATACAATCATACCTATAGCAGGAACACCTACAGCGGGGCTAGGATTATTAAATGTAGCATTACTTCCTGCACTAACAGCGCCAGTTGTTACAGCAATTCTACTTGCTCCAGCAGTTGGAATATACGGGACATCCGCTAGTCTCTTCATGTAATATGAGTTGAAATAAGAAACTTCTAGTGTTAGTGGCATATTATATTAATTACTTGTTTTTATTGATTATTACAGTGGACCTAAACCACATTGACCGGTATAGGTTGCGTCTGTAAAATTAAACTTAAATCCTCCGGTATTTCCAGAACAACCTCCACCTGTTACGTTAGTTGAAAAAGCTCTGTATTCTCCTGGTATAGAAAAATTTAAAGTCTCTGTTCCTGGGTTTCCGTTTGTAGCTGTTATTTGTCTTGATGATATACTATTACCACTAGTGTCAACAGCTTGTGACCAGCTTGATGAAGGATTTGCTCTATATTGAACTGTATAGTAAACTGATAAACTACCTCCGCTTGCTCCGTTAGTAGATGTTAAAAGTGGAGTTAAAGCCATAACACCTTGTGTTAAAGCTCCTGTTGTAGCGTTGCTAGCACCTGAGCGTAATCTTACATTATAAAACTGTATAGCATTTCCTGGATAAAATATACCACCTATCGTCCCATAAGAACCTGTTGATGTCGTTGAAGAACTTGCTCCAAAAAAAGCTTCATAGCTTTGTGTACAAGAAGCAACGCTAGAAAGAGTGTTGTTATTACATATAGCTTGAGGCACGTGTTGAACACCTACTGTAAAAGTTATAGTTGCGTTTGTAGAAAGACCACTACCATTTACATCTGTAACCGTAATTATAATTACCCAAGTATCTCCTTCGGTTAAAGCACTATTAGTAGATAATAGTCCAGAAGAACTCATTGTGAATTGATTAGTTACTGACGAAGGATTACCTGCTCCCAATGTAAACACTAGTTCATCTGTATTATTAGATGTTTTAGCTGTTCCGTTTACAGCAGCGTATTGTTTTATTATAGTGCTAGCTATTGTTATTCCGGAAGGATTCATAGGGCTTGTAGTAAACGAAGGAGCAACATTACCAAGTGTAGCTACGTAACTGTGTGTATCTGTATAAGGAAAACCAGCATCACCACTACCATCATCGTAAACAGTTTGAATTGTTATATTATAAACGTCAGTAGAAGGATTATCTTGAGATGTATTGCTGTAGAAAAAAGTTGTTGCAGTGTCTAAATCATAAACAGCTTGAGCCTGTCCGCTTTTTAAAGCTAAATCAAAATTAGCTTTCACATCAGTACTTTCAGTAACATCACTTTGTCTAAATGCTGATAACAGCGTAACAGTTAAATGACTAGCGTTTGTTACTGTTGTACCGCCACCTGTTGCAAAAGTAAGCGAGTTACCAATTTGAGTTGCAGTAGCTGCGCTTTCTAAAAATGTAGCAGCGCTACTACTAATTGTTGTTATACCAGCGTACTGAGAATTTATTAAACTATTTAATGTGTTTATTTTTCCTTGTAAAGAAGTTTCCCAGAATATTTCTAATAAAGAATACACTGGTTTAGTTTCTGCTACACTTAAAAAAGGCTGCATTGTAATGATATCACTAGACCCTGTTCCGTCTTCTGCATTAGTATCAGCACCAACACCACCTGGAACAATAGGAACCGTTGTTGCTAAAGCTACTTTACCGTTAGCTGTTGTGTCTATTTTAATTGCAAAAGGATTTAAATCAGAATTATAAAAAGGTTGTAATACAGGTGATGTTCCCCATGGAATAGATCCTATTGATACTGGAGTAGTATTGTTACCACTAACTAAAGTTCCAACTTGACCATAATCACCTTCAGGAGCATTAGGTTTAAAAGGTATACCAGATATTTCCATATCTTTAACAGTAGCTATTGATAACACTTCTTGGTTTAAAAGACCTGGATAATATTGTTGATTCCAAGCAGAAGTTTTTAATGGATAACCGTATGGTCTATTTAATTTTTTATTTATGTTTGGATTGTTTACTCTAATATATAATATTTCACTGCTGCTATATTCTGTGTCAGTAGGTCCTACTTCGTTTAAATTTCTAGGTACTTTGTTAATATTATCACTAAGCAATACAGAAAAAGAAGATTTGTTTTCTTCATCAGTTCCTGTTATAGGCAAACCATTTACAAAACCAGGTAGATAAACATTGTAATACTCTTGTTCTTGTTGTTTTACAACTACTTTATAAGAATACCAACCAAGTGGATTTGTTGTAGCATTCCATATTCCAGGTTGACCACCAGTAGTGGCTTGACCTATTGCTGAGTCTATTCTTATATTTAATGAAGTTCCTAACCAATCTATTATAGGATTATTTATTTGTTCTGTAATAGTATTGTACGGGGCAAAAACAGTTGAACCGTTAACACCGTCAACGTTATCATAAGATGACAATATAACATCCGACTGTCTACCATATCTATCTGATAATATAAAACCAACTTGATAAGTTCTATTTTGTTTTAAGTTATGATAAGGATATTGTATAAAATTATCATTATAAGGTCTTTTATCGCTGATTAATGCGCTAAATGGTATTGAATCAGGGCTACTATGTTTGTCTACGTAATTACCATATACAACTCTATTGCCTATCATTTCTTGAGCTAAAGCTTTTATAGGAACTTTATCATAAACTCTTGTTGTTTGATTTTCAGGTAAAGTTTTGTATGGTTTATTAGACGAGTAATTGTAGTTATAAAAATATTGAACAGCATTATCACCATGTATTGGATCAACATATGTTATTGCTGAAAAAGAATTACTTGCTAAATCAACAAACCTAACAGTATCTAAAACTTTAACAGCTAGCGCGTCAGATTCTTTATACAATAGATCTATTTCTGTAGCTAAAAGATTTGTTAACATACCTTGCGGATTGTTATAAGGCATAGGTGCTTTTAACACTATGTTGTCTATATTGTTTTCAAACCAAGTGACTATTGTTGACTTATAAGCATTATCCATATCAACAAAATCTGGATTTTGTCCAGCACCAAACTCACTATATTGTTTAGGTATAAACATAGGTTGACTAAATGGAGCCATTAAAGAATATTCGTTATCTTCAAACTTGAATCTATAACTAAATCTTACAAATTTATCTTCTAAAAAAGCAGCATCACCTTGCCAATTAGCATCATAGTCTGGATTAACAGCTATTTGTATAACATTTCCAGAGCCATTAGCTATTGTAGTTGTTTTAGATAATGTTATTACCCAAGTTACAAAGTTTTGATCATTGAGCGTGACTGACTGAGTAGCTGTGGCAGTAAGAATAGTTGTGTTTGAGTTTATACCAGTACCAGTAACTATATCTCCAGGCTTTGGTATTATGTCTGGAGAAAAATTAGTACCTAAAACATTAAAAGTATAAGTTGCAGTTAAAGCAAATGGATTATTACCAGCAACTGTAGCTGTAACCTCAGCGCCGTTAGAATCAAACACAGACGTTTTATTAGTCATTGTAGATCTTTGGGCTATTAACTTAAAACTATTAGGAGCAGTCATACCTTCTGATAAGGTTAAAACATTATTTGTTATAGCTATAATTTTATTTGCTTTATTCCATTGTGATAAAGGGGTTGGAAAATCAGCAGGATTAATTGTTTCAAATGGAGAAATAAAATCACCTATTTTTAAACCCGTAACAGTGTCAACAGTAATACTAGTTGTTAAACCTACAGCCGCTACTGTTAATCTTATGTTTACTCTATCCATAACAACAACTGGTTCGCAAGGAGCGTATTTAGCTACTGATATTTGATCTTCGTTAGTATAATGAGTAGGTACAGCTAACTGCGAAGGGTTAGCTAAAGTTATGTTTATTTTTCTAGGTTGGTTTAAATTATCCGTAAAAAACAATAAATCCTCCACAAGATTAATACCTATAACTGGAAAAGACTGATTAAAGTTTAAAAAATTACCAGTAACTAAAGTTACTAAATTATAAGAACCTTCTAAAGTTAATTCATATATAAAATGATCAGCGCCAACAGATCTAACTCCGTTAACCTCGTTGTAAGCGGTAGCAAATAAATAAACTTTATTGGTAGTTTCATTTACGTAATGACCAATTATAACAGCATTATCTTCGTTTAAACTACGTATAGAAGTATTACCAAGAGCGTTTTCAAACTCACCAACTGTTGATCCTTCAGATCTACTAATCATTAAGTTTATGGCTTCTCTATATTCACCGTTAGGCAATAATCGAGAGTCAATATCTTGATTCATTTTCTGCTTGAGAAAAGTATTTTTAATTTCTGCCATGTACTAGTGTTTAATCCATTTAGACTTACCTCTCATTACTTGAACAATTTCGTCTAATTTTATATTTGATAATCTTATTTTAGCATTACGCAAAGCAGCGTATCTTTGTTGCTTATATTGTGGAGCTATTTGAACAGTGTCTCTTCTTGTTGATAATATACTATATAGTAAATGTTGGTACATTGCTTCTTCTGCCATTTTAGGTACTTTAGTATCTAAATCATAAGCAAGTCCGTCTGATATATATTCTAATATTATTAACTTACCTGCTAAATCACTTGAAAAGTTAAAAGTACCTCTAGCTTCATCTATATTAAACCAACCATTCATTTGCATGTTAACTGGATCACCTCCATATCTTTGACCATAGTAACCACCAGCACCCCAAGCATTTTCTCCCCACCAATCATACATCCAAACTTCAGGAGCATTTGAATTTACAAAACCTAAACCTGTTATATTAGCCGTATTATTACTTTGCCATCTTTCGTTTGTTACAGAAGTACCGTCTATGTTTTCAGAAAAATTATCTTGTATTATATTACCTAGTTGATCTTGCACAGGAGCGTTTGATGGACTGCTTGTTAATTGAGTAGGATATATAGTGTGCTTAACTCCAGATGTATCTACCCAAGATAACTTAACATAATTAACATAGTCTTGAGGTATAACAATACCTAAACTTGGCGGCACTGATAACTCTTGTGATTTAATACTTTTTAACGTGTCAAAACTAAATTCTTGCAAACCACGTTTAGCATGAAATATAACATCAGTTCTATTAACTCTAGGTATAAGCTTATCTTGGCCAACATAACCTACAATAAAATTATTAACTATATCATTTAAACTAGTGTATTGATAACCTCCATAGTTGTTAGCTACCGCATCTGCTTTTAATTGTACTTTTACATAAGTACCTATGTTTTGAGCAGCTAAAGTTATTACACTTCCAGTTGGTCCATTTACCAACGTATACGTTGTTATATATTCTACCCAACCATTAATACCATTAGGACTAGTGTATATTCTAAAATTGTTTAAACCAAAATCAGGATCTGTTGGCGCCCAACTTGTTGAGCTACCTAAGCTTAACTGTGTGTTAAAGGTAAATGTATAAACAGTAGTTGCAGCAACTGAGGTATATATAATCTGCGCGCCCGCGTAATATTGTAAGTTTGTTTCTTGGATTAATCCACCGTCAGGTCTTGCCATGTTTTACATTTTTGAGTTTTGTTCTTCTTGCTGTGTTTCTGCTTGTGCTACTTGTATTATAGTAGGATCGTTTATTATAACTCCAGCATAAGCTAATATTCTAGTTATAACATTTGTTTGTTCTGAAATATTTAATTCAAAATTAGTTGACGCACCTGATGCGTATAAGAATTGTCCTAGTGCTCCAATTGAATAACCCCACACAACGTCTGCAGGTGTTTTTAAATACGAAAAAGTAACATCACCTGGAGTTATTATACTTGTAGGGTAAACAAATAATTGATTATTCTCGTATAAATAAATAGGAAAAGTAGCTGTTGGTTGTGTTAAAGGAGATTTTAGAATTTGCATTAATTCATTTCTTTGAGCATATTGAGTTAGCTCTACGCTTTTATACATTACAGTACCTAGTCTATATATATCAGTAGGCACTAATGTAAAAGGATTTGCACCAGCTGTGGTGCCTGTTCTTTGGAAGAATTGTAAGTTTTCTTCAATGTTTTTTACGCGATTAGCGTATTCAGTGTCATTTTGCGGCACACGATACATCTGATTTAAATCGTCTTCGTATTTTTCAAATATATTCAACTGAACCTGAGTCGCAACTTTGTTGAACTCATCAGGAGTCATATATCCTCTCTGTTGTTGGTTAAGTATTAATAATACTGTTTTATATACAGCGTTTACGTTTATTGCCATTTGAATATTTTTATTATAATATTGGGCCCGAGTGAACGGACCCTATATTAGTATTACAGGTTAAGAGATTTTTTTCTCTATAGTTTTATAAACTTCTACTCCTTCATCTGTTTTAAACCACGCAGCTAATGCTGAGTAAGGGTTTTCATCAAATGGTATTGTAAATAATTTACGTTTGTTTGAACCATAAACAAAGGTTCTTTGATCTTGAGATAAACTTATAACACCTGCTTCGGTTGCTTTAATGCCAAAGTTTCTTAGCATTACATTTTCGTCTTTAGCTAAATCAATAAACAATCTAGCGTTTCTTTTTGCAAGTAATAATAAATCTCTTTTTATTTCTTTAGACGATAAATCAGAAACACTTGATCCCATTTCAACTCTTAGAATTGCTTCTCCTTGTTCTACGTCCATATCTTTTGCAGCGTTTAATGCTATGATCTCTAGTTGTAGATCAACTAATTCATCTTGAGCAATAGCTTGCGGTTTTAATTCTGCGTATCTACCATTTAAATCTGGGTGATACAATGATAAAAGCTTTTGTAAAGCTTGTTGTTCTTTAGGTACAAATAAAGATCCGTCTTTAAACATAATATGCTTTAATGTAACTTCTCCTTTTTGTTCATCTATAAATGGTGAGTTTTGATTAGTAGCATATCTTAGCGCTCTTTGCGTGTTTGATTCTGGATCAAAATACAACAACGGATATTTTTCCGTATGTCTTGATTTTAATGTATATGTTAAAGGTTCTTTATCTCCTGTTAAAAAATAGTTTCTATCTTTTATTTCCCAAGTGCTTTTAGCCTTAGGCTCTTTTGTTTTTGACATAATATAATATAATTAAATAGTTAAAAAATATAAGAGTAATAATTACCCCCGTAGTTTTTACGAGGGTAAATATTACAATAAATATTAAGCTGTAAATAATACGAAGTTATTTCTAGCTTGTACACATAAACATCTTTCAGATAAGAAGTTTACTTCCATTGCATCTAAGTTAGAAGTAGAAGCACCGCCAACTGAACCAGTTAACCATGATTTCATTCTTCTGTCATCTGCTTGAGAAGCTCTATATCTTACGTGTAAGAAAGGTCTTCTGATGTTTGTTCCTAGTAACTGATCGTATACTGTAGAAGTTCCAGCAGGAACTAATACACCATCAATATTGTCACCGTTAACAAAGTTAGTAGAACCACCTCTTGTTGACGCATCGTTTAAGTATTTCCATGAAGTCTTGTAGAAATCATAAGAACCTCTTCTAAATCCAGAGAAACCTAAGTTAAGCGCCATATCTTCAGAGTTTTCAAATACACCGTAAGATGTACCTCCAGCTCCGTAAGAGTTTTGTTGTGCTAACATGTTATCAAATAATAACTCAGTTTTTCTATCTAAGAAAAGCATGTTTTCTTCAATAGCTCCTTGAGAATCTAAATTCTCTAATACAGAATCAAAATCCTGTAAAGATCCAGCATAACCAGAAAGTACATTACCACCATTGTTAATAGCAGCAAATAAACCTTCAGTACCTATTGATCCAGCTCCAGCGTTTGCAAGAGTTCCAAATGAAGGCACAGCAGCGATTATGTTAGCAACTTGACCAGTAGAAGCTAGTTCACCTTCAATCATTGCCATTTCTAAGTAATCTTCGAAACGTAATCTAGTTTCACCTTCAGCTTTTAAATACCATAAGTATCCAGAAGTTCCATCTTCAGCAGCTACTTCAACCCATCCAATTTGAGCAGTGTCAGATCCACTTACAGCGTATCTGTCTCTGATAATGATTGGTTTGTTACTAAAAGTAGTTAATTGAGGTTGAATAGACTGACCTGATAAAGTTCCTAGTGTAGAACCTTTTGCAAATTCAGAACCATATACAAACATTTTTAAACCACTTATATTAGCACCACCAGCATTAACTGATGTTCTAGTGTAAGGTTCAACTACTACAACCCCAGTCGCAGCATTAGAACTTACAACTATGGCTTTTACTGTAAATGAAGGATTACTAGGATCCATTATTACTACTGTCATGTTAGCAAAAATAGTGTTAAAAACACTTCCTGCAACTAAAGGAATAGTTAAAGTATTATCTGTAGCACCATTACCACAAGTTACGTTTTCGTAAGATATATGTAATCTGTTTTGTTCAGACCAAATTACTTGATCAGACATCATTGGCATTTCAGCGCCAACCATTCTTAAGAAGCCACTTAACGTTCTGTTTCCATAACGCTCTACCTCTGCTTCATATATTTCCGGTAGATATTGTTGTGCGAAGTCTACTCCAGTACCACTGTTAAAGTTTAAGTAATTGCTTACTAAAGCTTGAGGTTGTAGTGAAGGTACTAAACTTCCAAATTGAGGACTTAATACACCCATTTTTTTTTAATTTTTAATTGTTAAATTTACTTGTTTTAATTTTCAGTTTTGAACTACTTACTCCGTCTATAGCTCGAACTTTAAGTCCACCGATAAATATGTCTTGTGTGCCTTCTTGACGCACTGTTGCTGATGGATTTTTAGATCCTTCAACTACATTTTTAATACCATCTGTTTTCCCTTGCTCGTAAAAATGATTTACTATTTTGTCTATATTTTGAGCAGCGTACATAGCTTTGTGATAACCTTTCGTATCTTTAACATTACCTTCTGTGTCTAGGAACTTCCCGACAAAGTTATTTAAATTTGACTGATTTTCTGCAACTGCATTAGGATCTTTGACACCATACCTAAATCTTTTTTCACCAACCTCGAAATCAAAACCTTTGAAATCATTAGTAAAAAACTGTTTAGTGTTGTCAATAAATTGCTCATGCTTTTGCGTAGCTAATTGTTGTTCGTCGTTGTAACGGTTGAAAAAATCCATGGCTTTTTGTTGTTCTTGATTTACGCCCGGTCTCATCTTGATCTCGTCGTAATATTCTTTTTTCAAGTCTTCTAAAAATTCACGTGCTTCTACAACAGCTTCCTTCTTAGCGAGTTTTTTCTTTTTGATGTCTCGCTCTTCATCAATATCTGTATCAAAACTAAACGCTTCTTCTAACACAAAATCAACTTCTTCTGCGTCTAAATGTGGTTTAGCTTTTTTATAATATTCTTTTAATAATGCATCTTCACTAACATTAGAATAATCTGCATTTAATCTAGCATAGTCTTGAACCGTACCACCTGTGTCTTTCATAAAGTCAATTAGCTTCTCTATGTTTTCAGGTAGTTGAACTTGTTTTGGTTGCGCTACTGGTTCTTGTACTTGCTTTTCTTCCATCTCGGCAACTTCTTCAATAGGCGAGCTGGGCTTTTCAACGGTTGTTGTTCCTCCAATGTCCACGATTTCGCCATCTCCGGTTTGTTCGCCCACATCCACCGTCTCTGTTTCTCCGATTTGAATGGCATCTGTTTCTTTTTTTTCTGTTAAATCTACTTTTATAGGTGCTTCAACTTTAGCGTTAGCTTCTAGCGAAGTGTCTACTTTTGAAAGATCAATTTTAACTGGCTCTTCTTTTGTAGCTTTAAATTTTTTTGGCTTAGGTTTTGATTTCATCTTCATTTCCCCGCCTTCTGACGCAACTGGTTGAGTCACCTCAGGTTTTGTTTCTTTTGTTTCTGACATAATATGATAATATAAAATTAATTAATTGATACTTATATTGTACCTTGTTTTTCAAAATCAATAGGCATCAAATCATTGTTTCTTTGATCAATCATTTGACTTTGTTGATTGCCTTCCATTTTGATTCTTTTATCTTTACGATCTTCTATTAAAGCTTCTTTTTCTTGCATAGCTTTTAACTCTGCTTGTTTTAACTGCATATCGTATTCAAATTGTATTTGCATCTCTTGTTGTTTAATTTGAGAAGCTGTTTGCAATCTTTGTATTTCCATTTGTGACTTAGCTTGCTCTAACTGAACGGTGCTTTCTGTTAAAGCTTGTGCTTTTTGCATTTCTGCTTGTGCAGCTCTTTCAGAAGCTTCTGCGTTAGCATCAGCTTGAGACTTAATCATAGCCTGTTGATTTTCTTGATCTTGCTTTTGTTTCTTTTTTCGTTTTTGTTTTAAAACGTCATTAGCAAGTTTAAGATTTTTTATTCTTCTAATATCAATAGCATCTTCTAAGTCAATACCACCTTGTTGTATAGACATTTGTATGTTTTGTTCTAACACAGCTTTTTCTTCTTCATCTGGTTCAAGCTCTAAAAATATACCAAAGTCGTGGTTGTTTAAATTTTGTATTTCAGATAAAGTCGCTACGTTATAAGTAGATATAGAATTTTTTAATGAATTTAAAGTAAGTGGAAAGTTTAATGAATCAGCTATTTTTAAAGAAATATTTTCACATGTTCTAAGTGTTAACCATAAACTACCTTGCATTAAATGTCTTGTAGCTGTATTAGATGCGTTAACTGCCATTTTTTGTAATCCAACTAAAGTATCTTTTTCTGGAGCACTACCGTCTCTAGCTTCATTAAGCCCTGTCACGTCACGTATCATTTGTAAATAATACTGATAAGTTTGTATTAAACTACCTATTTTTGCTTGGCCACTAGAAGTTGCTAGCTCTTGTATAGGAACTTTACCCGCGTTCATTTGACCTTCTTGAGTAAGTGATCTACCTACAATACTACCAGTTTGAAAATACATATTTAATGCTTCCGCTGGATTATAGTTTGTGCCATTACCTAGGTCAACCTCTGCTAAACCATCCATATCTAAAAATACACCATCTGGTACTATTCTAGACATAACTTGTTGTAACTTTAAATGTGTTAATTGAATCATGTCTGCAAAACCTGTTATTTTACTAACTAGTGATTCTATTTTGCCTTTGTACATTCTTGGTGCACATATAGTATAACTCATTTCAACTTTAGTAGTATCAGCAAAAGGTCTTGTCATGTTCTCAGCTAATCTCCATTCTATAAGTTGATTGTTGCCTAATATTTTTACTCCTTTGTATAATACTTCTATTTTTCTACTTACTCTACTAAAGCTATCGTTTTTTGGTGGATTAAAAGTATCAGGTTTTTCTAATGCTTTTTCTAATCCTTGCTCTGTTTCTTTTATTTTAAATACTTGCTCGTTATAAGTCTTGTATTCAAAAAATAAAACTTGCACAGTGTTTTGATCGTAACCATTCCAACCGTACAATTGTTCTCTTTGATGGCCTCTAGTTTGTTGAATCTTTTTTAATTCTTCTTGAGTTAATTCAGGAAATTGTTTTGCTATTTCTGGTATAGTTAAATTTTTAACTTCACCGACATAGTATATATCTTCAAAATTTGGATCTTCAGTGTAAGAATATATTAAATCAGAAGGATCAACGTAATCTAATGTAACTCCATTTGCTTTATTCCAATTAGCTTTAGCAGCTCCAATACCTATAGTAACAAGGTCGTAATTAAACCTTTTTCTTATATTATCAAATTTATTCTTTTTTAGAGTACTATTTATCACTTCTTCTTCAGCTATCTCAATTGATTGCTTGTAGCTTAATTGCATGTGTAAATCTAACTCGTCTTCTGATTCAGGTATTGTGTTTGGATCTTCAGTATTAAATTGATTTATACCTAACGTATTTTTCATATTAGTTAAGTATGGTTTAGCTCTCATATCTTGTAATATAGAGTTAGCGTAATCAGTTCTTTTCTTTAGTGATACTGGATCTTGAGCAAAAGCTTTTATTTCGTAATGCTTATTATTCATACCATTAGCTACTATATCTACAAACTTAGATACAACAGGTACGGGTTTCCAGTCTAAATTTAAATAAGACATATCGCCATTTATAGCTAATTCATCTTTATATTTTTGAACTGGTTGTTCTCCTCTTGCATATAATCTTAAGCTGTGAAATCTATTATAAGTAGTAGCAAATCTAGTTCCGTTACCACCTTGTCTCCACCATTCGCTTTCAATAGCTTGCGCAACCTGTCTTCCGTATTCTAAAGAAGATTTTTCAGCGTCTGGCACAGTTTGGCTTGGAAAGGCACTATTTGGATTTGCGTATGTATTCATTTACTTGATTATTTTAGATAATAAACCTTTATTATCATATTTTTTTATACCAATATCTACTGGCTGTTTCTTTATTCTATTTACTGGAGCATATCTACTTTTGTTACAAGCCATTATAGCAAGTCCCGAACTAATAGATGCATCAAACTTTGTTCTTCTTGTTATATCAAACTGAGCCCAATCTTCTAATGTTCTTTGAAAATAAACATCTCCGTAGTTTTCACCATCAAATCCTACAGCATTTTCAATGTATGTCTCGATAGCAGCAGCGTGTGCTTGTATTATATCTTGACTAGAGTTAGGTATTCCACCAATCTCTCTTTCTGTTATCGATAATTTACCATAAAGCTTATCAGGCCTGTTAATACTAAATCCTCTATAACCTCTTCTTCTAAAATGATACAACAATCTAGGTTTATTATTTTCTGCTAATATTGGCATACCATAAAAAACGCAAGCCATTAATACATCTTCAAAAAATATCTCAGCGGTTTGTGGGCGAGCGATATACTCTAAGAAAAAATGATCAGCAGGAGCATTTTCCATACTGAACTTAGTTAAACCATGTAGAGATCCATTAGAACCTCTACCATCTACTGTTCCTGATATATCATAACTATCACAACCAAAAGCACCCATGTGCTCATTACCTGGATATTTAACACCGTTTTTGATTATAAATCTATTTTGTAAATTCATAGGAGGGGTCCATGTTATATAAAACCTACCTTGTTTGTTAGGTGAAAATATAACTCTAGTATCTTTAATACCTCTTTCCCATTGAAAATTACCTCTTGTAACTACAGAAGCAGCTGTTGCTTCTTCATTATAATCTATTTGTTGATATATTTTAGTTAGATTAAATAAAGACATTTTAGACTCATCTCTAAACGCATGTTTAGTTGTGCGAGGAAACTGTCTATAAAATTCATTTAATCCATCTTGATCTTCTTTTAATCCTTCTACTTCATTTTCCCAGTATTCAATAACCCCAATCGTGATTGGTGTTCCATGAGGTCCATACACTTTTTTTGATGGTGTGTCGAAGACAGGGTAGCCATAAGAATCAATGTATCCCTCGTAATTCCACTCCATAGGAATGAACAAAGAATAGAGTCCTGAACGTGTTTGTCCATTGGCATTTCTTTTTGTAACGTCTGAGTCATCATATAATTTTTTAAAATTTCTACCACCTTTATCTAAAGAGTTTGATGTTGATCCCATCATACACTTTCCTATAATTCTAGAACCTAATCTAAGGGTGGTTTTCGTAACACGCCAGTTGTTGAGGATGTTGTTGGGCCTTTCCCACTTCCCCGACTCATCGTGGACG